ATTGATAGTTATTTAAACTATTAACCATGCTCGTAGTCGATACCAACAAAGACCAATATGATGTATTTGTCAGAGCATTATTAATATTGCTATCAACTAATGAAAAATAGGCATTTTGATTTACACTATCTATCGCAACATCGCCATAATAATAGGTTGTCGAGGTCGAATAGGTTCCTTTCCAATTAAGCGAACTTATTTTCTTCCAATAGGTTAAATTTGGAGGCGTATTACCCGTAGAGTTTGCGATACACATATAAGTTGCACCGTTCGAGTACACCATATTATTTGGAACATAGGCCGTTGAACCCGAATAGGTTCCTAAAAATGCCAATGAAGCAGTTTTATTGTTCAAATTGGTGATGGCTGTTGCACCATTGAAAATATTAGTCCAGAATGATATATTAGTTAACGCATTATTTAGGTTGCTATCTGCCACAGAAAGGTATAGGTTTTGCGTAGCCGAATCTACAACTGCGTCTCCATAGTAGTAGGTTGTTGATGTGGAATAGACACCTTGCCAATTAAAGTTTCCGAGTTTTTTCCAATATGTCGAAGATGAACTAGGTGCATTACCTGTGGTGTTTGAAATACACATCCAAGATGAGCCGTTATAATATACAATATTATTTGGTACATAAGCAGTCGCAGCAGAATACGTACCTTTATGAGATAAATTTGAAGCGGTTGAATTTGCGAGAGTTGCTGCATTGTTTGCATTTGTGGTTGCAGTGTTGGCATTTGAAGTAGCTGTGTTTGCAGCGTTAGTAGCAGTTGTTGCGCTTGTAATTGCTGATGCTACTGAAACTAAAAGTTGCCAATAATTTGTATTGGTTAATGCGTTATTCAAATTATTATCCGCTAAAGATTGATATACATTTTGATTTTGTGAGTCATTGACAATATCTCCGTAATTATAAGAAGTTGAGGTGGAGTAAGTGCCTTTAGTTGTTCCACCTGCGATTTTTGCCCAATATGTACTATTTGGGGGAGTATTGCCGGAAGATGAAGACGAATTGATGTACATGTAAGTAACACCCAAATAAGAGACAATATTATAGGTGTTATAGGTAGTACTAGGATTATAGGTGCCCTGAAAGATAAAATTAGATGCTCCTGTTACTAACTGGGAAAGTAGTTGTGTAATAGTGCCATTTTGCTGTGCCGTAAATACACGTGAAGCACTCAAATAAACAGCCCCAGCACCAGAATAACTAGTATTTAAAGTTGCGCCCTCTAAACTTGGATCAGCATAAATTAATCCTTGGTCGTAATTTACTGATATAATTGTTGGTGTTGGAACTTGTCCCAAAGTTGCGTCGTTTATCGATAATGGTGTTGAGCCATTTGAGATTGTAAAAGAGCCTGAACGAGCAGGGTACTCTTGCAGGATACCCACACCGTTGACAATCTTGACGTTCTGTGTGATCGGTAAGTACGGATCGGTTGAAGTCCCAGCCCTGCGCGTGACTATGACCGAAGTATTGCCATCGAAAATACTAATGTTAATCTCCTCCTTTAGACAACAAAAAAGAAGCCAATGTTTGGCTTCTTCATCTTCTAGCTGACATATGGATAAAACACCGAAATACTGATGATACTATAAAAACTCAATTTCATTGAAACAAATAAATTATATTGACAATAACTTTCGAATGAGATATGATTAATACAATCACAAACATATTCTTCCTCTTCAATACATATCATGGTATAATTCTACCATGTCACAAAATGTATATTGGAGGGGATTTTGTGTTTATTAAAAGGTATCGACAATTGATAATCGGTATGGCTATTGGTGCATTTGCTATGACTGAATCGGGAGCAAGCGCTGCTGTTGGTGATAAGGTTGAAGCGATATTTGCCGACTTTAACTTTATTGTGAATGGCAAACAAGTCACACCATCTGAAACCCCACTTGTTTACAATGGAACGAGTTATCTTCCAGTGAGAAGTTTGGCCAATCTCACTGGGATGGATGTTACCTATAAATCAGATAGCAGGACGATTGAGTTAAATAATATTTCTGGAAAAGCCGTATCAACTCCTACAACAAGTGATAGTGCAGCAGTTGATAATAGTGAATATTACCTTCTAACAGATATTGCTCAAATAGTTAGGAGTAAGCCAAATCCTCCTCGCTTCGGAAGTTCGGTTAGAAATGGGAAAAACGTTTTAATATACGGTGATGCTCAGTTTGAAGTTGATCCGAATTCAAATTATTTCTATGATTCACAATCTGAACAAACGTACTACTCTAAAAACATACTGTTGCAATTTTTATCAGAATCCGATTTGAATAATTTATCCAAATATAGCGTTGATAGAGCATCTAAAACTGTCACCATAATTAATTAGTTGGTTTTATATGGTTTACTTAGATCATCAACTTTATCGGATAACTCTTTAATGGCTTCTATTAACAATGCAGTAAGTTTTGCATAGTCCACCGCTTTATAGTTGCTTTTGTAAGAATAAATTAATTCAGGTAGAATTCTTTCTACTTCTTGAGCAATCACACCAAATTGCCTTCTATTCTCCTTGTCATTGTTTTCCTTAAGCGACATATTCCAATCAAAATAAACTCCTCGAATGGATCTTATCTTTTCGAGAGCATGTGTTATTTCCATAATATTCTTTTTGAGGCGTATATCTGATGGTGTGTAACCTTGTGACAACACCCAACTTTGTGTTGCTACTTCAGAATTCCTATAAGTAAAATATGCCTCTACATCGACTTGGCTTGATGCAGATAGTGTCATCAAGCCTCCAGAAAAATCAATACTGGAACCACCGGGAGCAACAATTGATTGTTTAGAACTATTTGTAGCATTGGTCAAATATAGATTACTTCCAAGTGTAATATCTTGTGTAACGTTGATATTGGTGTTCGAAGAAATGCTGCCACCTGTTATAGAAGCTCCAACTATCGTTCCACCGGAAATTGTTCCAGCACTAATAGTGAAGCCAGTTAATGTTCCAACATTTATTTTATTTGCGTTAATGGAGTCAATGTAGTTCCCGCTAATGTAATTACCATTTAGAATACTGGTTCCATTGATGCTTAAGGCAGTACAATTGATCGAACCAGTTACATTCAGATTGCCTGACCCATCTGCATAGAATTGATCCGTCCATGTTCCATTAATATTTTTTTGTATCTTAAACCCGGTTGTACCACTCATCAATGCTCTGGTTAAATTATTGCTCGCCGTTGAAATAATACCATCGGAAGCGGAAATAACCGTGTTGTTGTAGGCGGTTCCAAGTTGTACTGCGTTGTTCCAAGTTGATGCTGATTGAATCTGGTTATCCGGCAGTTTGCCTGTGATTGTCAGATTTGCTCCCGAAACGGTAACGCCATTACCATCGACACTGAAGCTCCCACTTTGATTTGAGATTAAAAGGTTCGCACCAATAAGAATTTGACCAACAAGTTTATTTGCGTATATGCCAGTACTGTCAATCGCAACATTTGCCGTTTGGCCTCCATCGGCTGAGAAAATCATGGCTCCATTATTGATTCTGATAAAGTTTGAGGTTGCCGTGGAAGACGCCGAAGTAAATCCACGATTGTCTATCTTTGTTGTTGAACCCACACCACTATTTACATTTATAAGGGCAGCAGCAATACCGTTGTCATATATAGCATTCACATTCTTAGCCACTGTGTCAATTTGTCCCCAACTATCAACATTAACGCTCACAATATTTGCTGCTGAGATACTTTGATAAAGCATCTGCCAAACCTGTTCCTCTTGGCGTAATAAGTCAGCAACAGAGGCCACAGTTATTGCAAGATTCCCTTCCGCATGATCAAATGACATCTCCATAATTTTAGCTTTTACACTAGTTCCGAGCACATCATATTCAATTAGGACATCATTTCCGATCCAGAATTTATCCCATACACGCTGTTCTGTAATTTCCTCGAATATGTTCGTCATATCCACTGTTAATACAATTTGTGGTGTTTTATATTTAGCGAACTGTACGAGCGCTTGATTATACAAGTCTTGAGGGTCTGTAATGTTGTTGTCTGTCCATTCTGCCTCGCGAATGAATGGGATTAACTCTTGTTGTTGAGCTTGAGTGAAATTGTTGTTCGTAGAAAGCAAAGACTGTAATGAAGCAATAGAATTATTTGTATTTGTTATATTTGTGTTGGTCGTATTGATATCATTTTGCTTCGCCGTAATTAATGCTTGTTGTGCTGCTTGTTGTGCTAATAAAGAAGACGTTGATTGCCCAGTAGTTTGTGCGATATCCAATTGGTTCTGGATTTGGGTGAGCGTAGTATTTAAGTTTACTAAATCATTTTGTTGTTGAGTTAACGTTGTCTGATAAGAACTGAGTTGGTTCAACAAATTGGTGAAATCTCCACTGTGCGCTTGTTGCAAAGTAATGTAATCCATGATCGCGCCACAAAGCGAATCGCTCATGTGTGGGCTATGTGTCAAAACATTTTTATTAGCATCTCTAGTGAAGCCATTGGTGAAGTACGAAAAGTCATCAATAAACGAATTTCCGGTAATCGCATTTATGGTCAGTCCATTTTTTCCATAAGGGACGAATCTAGTCACAAGCAAATCTGTTTTCGATTCATTTTGTAATGATTTCATATACATTTCATATGAAATTTTTGCACCCTTGTCTTGACCAATATTTTGCAATTGTTGAAAGCTAATTTTTCGATTTATTGTATCGAATACCATAATGGCATTGAACGTTTTACAAACTTGTATGAGAGCGTCAAGAATCGTTGCTTTCGATATATCTACAGATCTATAGATGGTGTCAAAAGTTGCATCCGTATCACTTGCTATTCCCCAAAGAGTGCCCTGCAATAATCCCGAAAATGAAACCGAATTCCCGTTTGAATCAACTGTAGTTCCACCGAGACAAATTGATGATAAGTTTTGGGATACAACTTTAAAATTCCGAACATATCTACGGATAAGTTCATATCCCAAACTTCTACATTGAATTGTAAGAGCATCTTTATCTGCATCCATTGTTTTCGTGATATCTATTACAGTAAACCATTCTTCAATAGAATTGTGGACACTTTTAATCAAAGATGATTCATTTATTTGATCTACAACTGGATTACGAACAAGTTGATGATTTATTTCAATCTGGTATGGAACAGAAAATTCCAATTCATTGATAGAATTTAACTTATATAATTGCGTATGTTTCAAAAATTTTGTGCGATGACCGAAGCGAGAAAAACCAATACCTGCCCGATTATCTAACTTTGCGACAATTGTACGGTCATTTTTCGCAAGCCACATCTCAGGCAGGGGGAGGGCTAGTGAATAATTAAGATCGCCTAAAGCCATAAAATAACTCCTTTCGTACTAAATAAAAAAAGCCACCTTTTCAGGTGACTCAAATTCAGCTAATTTTTCAGTTAGTATTTGTTCGATGTTATCGAACTCCCAGTATGGAATACGGAGTAGTGGGATGTTTTTGGCTAGACAGTAGTTTGTTTTTATTTGATCATTTTTTTGTTGATATTTTAATTGCTTGTTACTTATTATGGGTTGATAATGATATTCACCATCATATTCAATTAGTAAAATCAACTTACCATCTCTATCAAAAATTGCAAAATCAAATGGCAAAGGTAATTTATTTATACAGTCAGCAAATTCATATTGCCTATGAAAAAATATATTTTTATCTTTTAATAAACAATGTACCCTCTGTTCACCTTTTGACTCTCTACATATTGGACATCTTTGTCCATATAAAAATTTCGATGGGGAGACTTTATATGTAGAACCGCACACATTATGTCTTATCTCTACTTTC